TCATAATCCTGTTTCTTGTAAAAAGAATATAATAATCTTTTTGGGTCTAGCTGTATAAATATCCCATCTCTCCCGAATCGACCTTTTTTGATAGCCTCTCTATCTTTTTCGCTCAGCCCGTCAAAGACTTCTTTATCGTATTCAGTCTTAGGGTCCTTTAGCCTTTCCAATTCAAATTCGGATAAAACTTTCCTGTAAACCTCTCCATCAAAACTGGCTGACTTTATAGTAGCAATATCATAAGGGTTTAATAAAATATAACGTATTGGAATTTCTCCAGCCTCAATAAATTCAGAACCATAAATAGTAGACATCTTATTAAAGTCATCGCTACTAAATTTAGTGTCAAGACGATACATGAAAACATTACCACTTCTATAATACTCTCTAAAATATTGATCCTTGATGGACCATACTTTAATTTTTTGCATCCATTTATCTATAAAGTTTCTAGACTTTTCGGTTCCTCCCTCAAGGTGAAGTTCGGTATTTGCGAACTCCGACATTATGTCAATCACATTGCGAAAAATAGGAATATTAGCGTAAGCTTTTTGGCAAAGCATAATGGCGCCCCTAATATCACATCCGGACTTATTATAATGATAGGGCAAACCCCCTTCTTGAATATTAGCGTATTTCCAAGGCTTGCGCCGAACGGCAGCCCCATTAAATCTGCTTTTTGTGCGAGACACTTCAGAGGAACCCCCTTTCCCAGTTCTTTCGTAACTAGCTTGAATATTTTGCGTATAGTAAGCTTCCCCTGCTAAAACCGGATCCCATGTTTCTATAGCTTCCCCTCGCGTCTCTTGAATTAATTCATTTAAATCCTTATCCTTAAACTGATCCCAATAGTCGGACTTTTTGGTATATTTTCGCTTGGACATACCTTATGATACACGAAAGTCTAGTAAAAGTCTAAGAAAAGTTAAAAGTCGACTTTTAACTTACGCAACAAACATAGGAGTGAAAGTGGTCTGTATGTTTTCGCTTTCCACATTCATCATGTCGTAATATATCTTTATCATCCAGTTGCCCAATATAAGAGCGGAGTAGGAGTCCTTTCGTGCTTTCTCTGGACCCGTCTGCCTCCTTAGATTGTCGGGAAGGTCAAAGGTTTGAGTTCCTTGGGCCGTAGTCTTGATTTGAATCAAGGCGCATTCGGCTTTCGTTTTTTCCATCAAATCAACTTGGTACTCTACAAAATCTATCATTTTAGCGGGAGGGGCCTGCTTCTCACTTTCAATGTTTTTTAAAAACTTCAGGTCCTTAATTGGTATTCTTTTTTTTCTTTGTTTTTGATAATCGTCATTGACCGCGCGGGCTCCGAAAAATATTCGTTTGTGATCAAAATTAGATTGTAATAATTCATTGGCAAGTCTAATCCATTGGGAAGTCGGTTTGCGTAATATGCATATTTTTTTTCTTTCTAAATTATATTCTAACTTAGCATCTCGCAATCCTTGCTGATAATTATCCAAATTATCAAGATCTGATCCAATGGTGTCAATCTTCAGATTATTTTGTTTGAATAAGCTGCTTTCGTTGCAGGCGTTCAAAAATTGAACTCCTCCATTGTAATCCCCAACGATAGCAACGACATTAAAATGAGTTAGCAAATAATGGAAATAAAATATATGATCTTTCAATCTCGCACCTGACATGGCATAATTGTGAACCAATGTCCCGTGTCTGGACTCATCGTTCAATTTAAATACTTGTATGGCAAAATCGTCCGAGCTTTCGCTCTCGGCCCAACTGGGGTCGAAGGATATTAAATATTTGTCAGAAGGTTCGCCCGCTACCTCTACGCATGGGCTCTGGCCGTCAGGAACGGTGCAGGAAGCCATTTTGGAGATCTTGAAGTACCCGGAGCTATCATCCGTAAACACAGCCCCAAATTCGCGATCAAATTGACTTTGGCTCATACTGGCTCTAGCTTGGTTAATTAAATTTTGATCATATAATTGTTTAGGCGCACAATCATAACTAAAATGCATAATAGTGCGATGAGCGTTACCGCTCTCAGCAATCTCTCCATTTATAAGGGATTCAAATTTTTGATATAATTTATACATATATTCAAACTTATAGGAAGCGGATGAAAGCATAATGAGCTTATTGTTTGGCCAGACGTGCCTGTCTTCCTCCTTCATCTTGCCCTCTTGTATCATTTGAGTTTCAAGGTTATATAAATCCTCCCTTTCGGTCGGATTCTCAACAACGGAAAGGAATGGAACAATAACTTCGTTATAGATCCTTTCGGGCATAAGAAGAAACTCATCAATAATAATTCTATGAAATCTAAAACCACGAAGCTTTTCGCCATCGCCTAACGGCAATGCATGGATTTTACTGGTCCCTATTTCAAGCGTCCATTGATCATTAGCCTTGGATTTTCGGGTTATGCATTGCGCAAGCATTGCAGCTTCCGGCTTTGCCAATATATCTTCAATTTTTTTAAATATCATTTTGGACTGACGAAATGATTTGGATATAATGCCTATCTCAACACCTTGGTTCAATATGGCATCAAGAAATGCAAATATGCCAGTAGTAAATGATTTAGACATACCGCGTGACCAGACGCCCATAAAATAATCAGATTCCAACATTGCTTTAATTGCCATATGTTGAAAAGGAAATAATTTAACCCCACTAAGCATATCAACTGCAAATGTAGTATTAGCTCGCAAAAATTTATACAATAATAATTTAGCCTCTCTCTCATCAAGAAAGCCTTCCTTTGCCTCTATTATTTCATTAATGTCAGCAGAGTATTTTTCTCTATCCTGTTGTTTACCGTCAGTCCAAGTCATTTTATCTTATTAGGGTCGTTGTTATATCGCTCATCCCAATCTGCGTCCCATTCAACTGAATTTTTATCCTTAGTTAATTGCTGATAAGCGAAAGCGCCCAAACACAAAAGCACGAAAGCCCCAACTGCAATCCATGCAATATTCTTTTTCCAGAAAGGAGTTTCAGGAACTTCAGGGCTTTTTTTAGGTTCTTCATGCACAGGTCTTTCAGGAGGAGCTGCAGGAGGTTTGATTTTAGGAGGCTCAGGTGGGCTAGGAGTAGTAGTTGGGGCCATTGTAGTAGTAGGTTTCTGAGTTGTTGTTTCGGAACTACCTCCGGTAATCATTTTTTCAGCATCTACAACCCCATACCCCCAGTCATTATCTCTTCCAACACTTCCCTTGTCATTGGTATATTTCAATAAATGATTACGAATGTCTTCTACAGTCTTGCAATCATTCTTGCCCGTCTCTTTTTCTTGCTTGTTATGTTTAGCGATCATTAACGCTATAACTCCAGCCATAAAAGGGCATGCCATAGAAGTTCCACTAAGGGAAGCGTACGTATTATTTAAATAAGTACTATATATATTAGATCCCGGAGCGGCCCAATCAACCTCAGGACCTCTAGAGGAAAAACTTGAAATTTTACCGTATTTATCATAAGCGGCAACCGCAATAGTTTCCGGGAAAGCTGCAGGATACCCTACCCCTGAAAAACCAGAATTACCAGCTGCGCATACAACAGGTATATTCATTTCATAAAGCTCTTTGATAACTTCGTGCATTTCTGGAGACGGACGAGATCCCCCTAGTGACATTGACACTATATCAGGATTTAATTCTTTGACAGCCTTCAAGGCTTTTGCTATCTGAGTATAATTACCAGATCCGTTTTTATTTAAAGCTTTAAAGCAAACGCATTTAGCCTTGGGGGCTACACCGACAAATCCCTGTTGATTGTTTTTAGCTGATATAATTCCAACACAATGCGTCTGATGCCCATTATAATCATAAATATCTTCTCCTTCAATAAAGTTGGCGCCTTCTACTGCATTATCACCAATGTCTATATGGTCGGTCATTCCAGTATCTATTACGGCAATCGTTATACCTTCTCCCTGAGTAACCTTCCAAGTGTTAGGGATATTTGAATATTTCAAGCCCCAATCAAATGATTGAGAGAAAGTTGTAAAAACTTCTTCTACCTTAAAATCTGGTAATTTAATATCTTCTTTCATAATGATCTAATAAGTATTGTATGTCCACATCCCATAATTGGGGTCCATAATATAATAAATTCGGAATTAACAATTCGGAGTTTCGGCGGCTACCGGAAAAAACAAATTGGCAATGACCCCTGAATTCATGGGTCAACACTCTCATGTTGTGCATGGCAAAATCCATATTGACAGCGCCTTTCATTTTATTACGTTTTAAATATGCGTTATTCTTAATAATTTGTTTTAAGCTTTTTTCAACTACAATATATAAATAAGCATTGAAATCCTTCGCTCTTTGGAGCTCATTTCTAAAACGGTTGAATCCAAGCCCCATAGTGCCCTTGAAATCGCTTTCGCTCTTTCGGTCAACATAAGTATAGGTATAGCTCTCACCCCCCATTGTATAGTCCCCAAAGTCCAATTTGTGATTCTTCGAATTTTTAAAAGAAAGAGGTGTTTGTTCTCTTGTGTCGATGTATATTTGTATTTCTTCTATTTTGGAGTTTTTTTCCAGAAGGTCTTTTTGTATTCCCTTATTGTATATTGGCTCAAGGCCAAGCTCTTTACAGGCTTGACCATAACCGCCAAAATTATCCTTATATATATCTATGGATGGTAATTTATTTATTTCTATTTCCAGATGGTTAGGTGCATATGTACTTTTATTCTTTTCCACTCTTGTTTTTAATTGTTTAAGTATATATTCCTTTATCTCTTCTTTATTGTCATGAGTATTGCACCATTTGATCATTTGTGCCCTTGTGGTGAAGTCTTTATTAAAATAATCGAATTTATTCTTAAATGGCAGAAGGTCTTGGGTCAATGCGTTTTTCCGTGGGTAAAAGGAGGTATAATACTCCGGCACCGTAAGGTTGTGGACCTTAAGGTGTTTATGAAGCCCAGAGTCGGATTTAAACTCTTTTTTGCATTTTAGGCATTGTACTTTATCAAGTGACGTCATCTTTTCGCAATCCCAGAACTCGAGCCTTCCAATCGGGCATCGATTCAATATTCTTAGCCTCATCCGCTACCATCTCCCTTTGCATCTTTGCAATTTTTAACATGACCTTTCTTTCCTCTTCTTCTTGAAACAATTGTACTAAATTTAGTATTGAAGCGTTTGCATTTTGTTTATTTTGTACCCGCTTTGCTCGGTCGCCATTCAGGCGCGTAATTAAGCTCTCCATGCGTTTTTCGCACTGATTATATTCCTCACTCTTGGTTTTTAAAAGTTCGGCCAACCTTACGGTCATATCCTGCTGATCCTCACATTGCTCAAACATATGATTCAATTTATCAACTGCTTTTTGTATATTCATCAAATTAATATAATCAATGCATACGTTAATATAAAGATTTAATTCATCGGACGTTAAATCAGGCTTGTCCCATGTAGCTCGTATAAATTCAGCTTCGAACAGTTCTCTGTTCTTTTTGTCCGTATAATTCCCAATGGTTAAAATCAAACGAGGAGATTTTAAAAAACGAATCAGTGCCTCAAGGCCTTTCTTGACGCCCATTTGCATGCGTTCTTTTTCAAGGTTTTGATTGGTCACTTTGTTTACCATATCAATAATTTTATCAAAAGAAGTGACGGGGCTATATTTTTCCCCTACGGCAGTATCCGCAGGGTTCATGTCTTCAGGCATATTGTTTTTTAGAAATTCAGCCACAACCAAAGTTTCCTTACTTAAAGGGGTAATGTCTTTTTCAGGAAATAATAACTTTGCGATATCAAAAGCTTTCATTGTCCCGTCCGCTTGAGCAAGAATGAATTCCTTGTGCGCCTTTGTAAGCTTTACATTTGGAACTTTTTGTTTTCTTGTGGTATTATACTTATAGTACTTTTTCGCCATGTAAGCACGTACGGAACGACCCTCTTTTGTTCGTCCGTCCAAATCTTCCCCCATAAAAACCGCTCTAGTCAATTCGTTGAGGTTTGATATTTTTTTATGATTCTCGTCTATAAAACCTTTTTGATCGTCCGTTAATTTAATTTTTTCCATAAAATATATCCTTTGTTCTTAATATTTTTTCCGCTTTTGCCTTGAATTGTTTCTTTAAGTTCTTAATTTGTTTATAGCCCGCTTTTCTTCCTTTTTCAGTTGTTTTATATCCAAGTTGTTTTGCTACCTCCTCATCGGTCATGTTTTTAATAAATAGCATAGTATATATTTCATAGTTTTTTTCGCTTAGCGCTTTTTTCATTTCTTTATGCAATTTTTTTTCCGCTTCTTCTATTTCAAAAGATGAATTTTGCGTGGACTTTAATTCATGTGCATGATTCTCCAAGGTGACGGCCATCTTAATATCATATGCTGCTTTTTTTGTTTTTTCCCATTTTGCATACAATGGACATTCGCCACATTGAGTTTTGCTCTCGGTAAAGCCGCACAATCCAGCCTCTCCTTCCTCCGTGACGCCACTTTGATTAAATGGGCAATTAAGACATGGTTTCGCATAATTGCTATAATAGTTCCTGAGTATGTTTTTTAGCTGATTGGAAATGATCCTGTTTAGCCATGGGCGTAATGGTCTCTCTTGATCCCATTGTTTCCATTTTTTATGAAGGTGCGAAGCTATTATCTGTTTTACATCATCAAAATCTATCCAAGCCAAGGAGGTGAGGAACCATTTTCCTTTTCTCTTGTTCAGCTCTTCTTCGATGATGGGGTAGCACTCTTCGTATTTTAATTTAGCTTTCTTGGCCACCAAGGTCTTCGGTTTTCCGAGTTGAGGTACATTGCTTCATGGTGGTCTGAATAATGTCTTCTTCGCTATTATAGGAAGGCTGGGGCCGAGGGGGCGCCTTAGTATATTCGGAAGAGCTGTCTCGTGACGCTTCGGATATAAGATCTCCAAAAGTTCGACTTTGTGGGGCTTTATTTATTGTATACTCTAATTTTGAAATACTGGGCGATTCATTGCCCGGCAACTCTTTTTCTTCAACCGTTTCGTTAACGCTAGCTTTTGCAACCTCTTCTCCTAGGGGACTCCCGCAGGAAGCGCAAAAATTAGGTTTATTAAGCGAATATTTAAATTTCGCCCCGCATGACATACAAAATTCCGTGATCATATTATTATAGTATAATAATTAAATAAATTTTTCTACTGTTTATATTAAATACCCCGCTATTGTACGGGCTTGTCGGCGCATAAAGGTATTTGTCTTATTTAAGTCCTCAGCCTTGGGCATTTTCCCTTTTACATAATCGACCCCTAATATTCCTACAATTTTTCCACTTAATGTTTTTATCGGTACATTATATATGCTCTTTATTCCCTTTCTGTGAATCATCTGATAAAATGTTTGCTCCTCAATTTCTTCAACGTCTTGAAAAAAATAAGCGCCCTCTCTAATCATTTTATTAATGTAATGGTGATAATTTGAAACCCTATGATTTTGAGATAATTCACATTCCGAACTTATTCCTTCTTCCACCACCTCATGTGTGCAACTAAATTTCTGTTGGCCTCTACCCGAAAAATACGCTTCTCCATTATGAAATTCCATGATATATGCCCTGTCCGCTTTCATCTCTTCCAGTACATATTGCAACGCAGCATACACATTGGCGTTTTGGGCCGTTTCCCGCACTATACAATCTTTTGCTTTGCGCCTCATGAAGTACTGCCCAAGTAAAACACTTGCGAGTGTTGCAAGCGCAGTTATGACAGCAGATAAAATCGGAACTAAAGTATCCATTAATAGAATTTACACTTATTTTTTGATTGCAACCTCTAGTTTTCCTATAATATACTTCTGTAACTCGCTTCTCAATATATCGTCTTTTGTAAAACTAAAGCAATGGATTCCGTTTTTTTCGCTTTCCTTGTCCTTGAATAAATTAAACATACTGGAATAACCAGTCTTTCCATTAATGTCACTCTGCATGAAATCGCCGCATATAAATAATTTGCTATTTTTCCCCAATCGAGTTATTAATGTAGTTAATTCCTTAAAGGTAAAATTTTGCGCTTCATCAGCTACGACCACCTTATCCTTCCAGCTCGCGCCTCTAAGGTAATTTATGGGCATCGCTTGTATTCGTCCGCTATCAACCAAATCTCTTCGAGTAGTTTTATTCTGGGGAAGCATTTCAATAAGCTTATCTTCCAAAGGGGCCATATAGGGATTAATCTTCTCTTCAACATTTCCCGGAAGGGCGCCGAGGCCTTTTTCGCCGCTTTCGATAATTGTTCGAACGTAAAACATATCCAATTCATCATTTGCGCTTAAATGGCGAAGGGCTGAATAAACAGCCATGTATGTTTTCGTTGAGCCCGCCGGGCCACTAACAAACATAATATTGGTGTCCGATTTTAAGGCTAAAGCGAGAAATACTTTTTGTTTTTCGGTCAGCCTTAAGTTGTTGACTTTAAACGTTAATTTTAGTTGAGGTATTTCTACCTTGGGTTTTTTTGGCATATTTAAAAACAAATGCTTTTATTAATATACACTAGCGGTGTTGAAATTCGTTCTCTTTTTTTCTAAAATAAATAAATTAATTAGTGTAAATACATTTATGAGTAAAAAAGCTAATAAAGCTTCAGTAAAGAAAAGCAAAGGTCAGATAGAAGTTGCCTTGGGGGACGGCACCATAACGAAATATGATATCATGACCGCTATTGCAAAAAAGTACACCATTTACGAAGCTACAGTATGGCTGAACACC